TAGCAACACCACTGGCTTCAACGTTGGAAGTTTGGTGCTTTGTGCTGGGTTTACCAACGCTGCTAACAACGGCTTAAAAGTTGCCACTACTATATCTGCTGGGGTGAGCGTCACCCTTTCTGGAATTTCGGTTGTTGAAACACCTCCTGCTACCGCCACCATGACTGTTGTTGGTCACCGGGTGCAGGTCGCTGCGGACGTGCAAGTAAACAACGCTGGTGTGCTTCCTGTGCTGACCTCCACTACTTTGAACTTCACTACCCTTGGCCTTCTCCCGGGGGAAACGATCTTCATCGGTGGTGACAACACTGCCAACCAATTTGCAACGGCAGCCAACAACGGCTTTAAACGGGTAAAGTCTGTTGTTGCAAACACAATCACCATTGATAAATCTGTTCTCCCAATGGTCACGGACACAGCTGCTGGTAAAACAGTTGACATCTATTATGGTCAGGTGCTGAAAAATGAAACTGGTGCTTTGATCAAACGTCGGACGTACCAACTTGAACGGACACTTGGCGCACCAGATGATTCATTCCCCGCACAAATTCAGTCTGAATACATTGTTGGTGCCGTGCCCAATGAACTCAACATGAATTTCCAGACTGCTGATAAAGTTGTTTGTGACCTTAATTTTATTGGCACTAACAACGAACAGCGGACTGGTGCGACAGGGGTGAAAACTGGTACTCGTCCGACTCTTGTTGACTCTGACGCCTTCAACACTTCCTCGGACTTCAGCAAGCTGCGCCTTTCGGTGCTGGCTGCCAACAACCCTGCCCCAACGGCACTTGTGGCATACATTACTGAATTCACCTTGAATTTCAACAACAATGCAAGCCCGAACAAGGCTGTGTCTGTTCTTGGGGCTTTTGATGTTTCTGTTGGTACTTTCCAAGTTGGTGGGAGCCTTACTTGCTATTTTGCTGACGTAACCAGCATTGCTGCTGTCCGTAACAACAGCAACGTAACACTTGACTTCGCATTGGTCAAGAACAACGTAGGTATTGCCGTAGATATCCCATTGATCGCTCTTGGGGATGGCCGCCTTAACATTGCTCAAGATGAAACGATCACTATCCCTCTGAGCGCAGAGGCAGCGACAGGGGCAAGCTGGGATGTAAACATGGATCATACAGTGATGTTTTGCTTTTATGATTATCTTCCTAATTTGGCCGACGTATAAAAAGTGGGGAGTATTCTCCCCACTAAAATTAACGAACAAAGGAATACAATATGTCAATGTACGGACAATTTCAAACTGACACAAGTTTGGAAACACAAGGCATCATAATTGATTATGGTAGTTTTCGTGTTACGATTGCAAGGGCTGGTGGTGCCAATAAGCGTTTCTCAAAAACTTTAGAATCAAAAACCAAGCCATTCAAACGCGCAATTCAAACAGACACCATGGACAATGAACGCGGCCTGGAAATTCTGCGAGAAGTTTACGCCGAAGCCATTGTTCTGAACTGGGAAACGAAAAAAGATAACACCTTTGTGCAAGGTATCGAAGCCCAAGATGGCTCTCTGTTGCCTTTCAGCAAAGAAAATGTTGTTGCTACCTTTAAAAACCTCCCTGATCTTTTTACGGATATTCAACAACAGGCAGAAAAGTCTGCTCTTTTCCGTAAATTGCTGCAGGAACAAGACTCAAAAAACTAAGTGAAGTCCTGCTTTACAAACTAGAGCAGGGCGAAGTTGAAGAACTGATTCTGCAGCAGGTGGCAAAAAATAATGCTCCGCTGCCGGATCGGATTAAAAACGCACCCCAATTAAATTGGGGGCTTGAATTATACTATGCCGCCTTTTTTGATCTTTCCAGCTGCCGCCCTCTGGGCATGTCGCCCGGGCCAATTCGCTGGATTGATATTCATGACTACGCAGATAGACTATCCTTAGATGATGAACAACGAGAGGATTTGCATACGTATGTCCGTGCTATGGACATGACATATCTTTCTTGGTACGAGAAAAAGTCTAAGGAGAAAAAGCATGCCAAGCCTCGGTGATTTTTCAAGACGCATCCGGCGGCGCGCAGCCGATATTGAACGGAATGTGAACCGCACGGTGCGCCAAGTTGCCCTCGTTGCGGATAGGGAACTCGTGCTCGCTACCCCAGTAGATACGGGGCGTGCTCGCTCGAACTGGTTTGTTAACCTAGGAGTGCCCAACAGGTCGGTGTCCGAACCCTATTTCCCTGGGGAGAAAGGCAGTACCGCCTCTTCCAACAGCCAAGCAGCAATTGATCAAGCAGCTGAAGCTATTTCTAGACGCCAGATAGGACAGGACATTTACATTTCCAATAACTTGGACTATATTGGCAGTCTAAACGACGGCTCATCTGCACAGGCTCCAGCGCAATTTGTTGAAGCTGCCGTACAGCGGGCAGTTAATGTTGTGAAAGGTGCTCAGGTTGTAAGATAATGGCCACAGAACGCATTGATATTGTTGTTTCTGAATCCGGTACGCGAACTGTTAGGCGTAACTTGGAAGGGCTTGGCCAAACGGCTACTGCGACTGAAAAATCTTTCAACTCTTTAAAAGCTGTTTTGGCAAGTGTTGGTGCTGCTTTCGGTGTTCGAGAAGTTATTCAATTCGCTGATTCTTACACAAATCTTCAAAATAGAATAAAAACAGTAACTCAAAACACTGCCCAGTTAAAAGCTGTTACAAAACAGTTGCTTGACGTTTCTAACGAAACTCGTCAATCCTTCAGAGGTACTACTGAATTATATGTTAGGCTTGCAACATCTTCAAAAAATTTAGGACTGAGTCAAAAAGAATTATTTGACTTTACTACCAGTTTGAATCAAGCAGTTGCTGTTTCTGGTGCGACTTCAAGAGAAGCTGAAAACGCAATTGTTCAATTCAGCCAAGGTATTGCCGCAGGTGCATTGCGGGGTGATGAACTACGTTCTGTCCTTGAGCAATTGCCTGTTGTGGCAGATGTTATCGCACAAAAGCTAGGTGTTACTCGAGGTGAATTGAAGAAGTTAGGTGAATCTGGAGCAATTTCGACGGGTATTATCATTGAGGCATTTAAAGACGCTCGTGAAGAATTAGCCGATAAATTTGGAAAAAGTGTACCAAAGATTGGAGATGCTTTTACTAAATTAAGTAACAACGCTTTGTTTCTTTTTGGTGAATTTGATAAGGGTATTGGGATAAGCAGAACTCTTTCTGAAGTAATAAACACCCTGAGTGAAAATTTAGAAACACTTGGAAGGGTTGCAATTGCAACAGGGTTAGCACTTTCCGTTAACTTGACTCAACGAGGCCTCATTGCCGCTGTAGGTGGCGTTCGGGCATTGAGTGTAGCAATCCGCGCAAACCCTCTGGGCATTCTGGCAACAGCTGTTGTGGCAGTTAGTGCACTCCTTGTTTCTTTTTCTGATAAGATAAAACTTTCTGGAGAAGGTTTCACGACATTGAAAGATTTCGGTCTTGCCGCCTGGGAACAAATTCGTGAAGGTTTAGGAAGACTAGGTGAAAACTTTTCAAGGGTTTTTTCCGGTATTGGTGACTTTGCACGATCAATTTTTGGTGATATAAGTTTTTCTTTTCTTGATGTTTTGAAAGGCATTGCGATTGGCGCCGATAGGCTTACTGGAATTTTTGTTGGTGTTTTAGAAGGTCTTAAAGCCGGATTCATAGGATTGTTTGGACTGCTTGACAGCTTTTTCACTAAAATAATCAACGCTGTGATCACCAAGGTTGAGGCTGGTGTAAACGCAGTCATTCGCAGTTTGAACAAAGTTTCTGATTATCTTGGTACTGGAAAAATCGATGAAGTCATTCTTGGTAGATTGCAAGGTACTGCCAGCAATACTTCAGAGAATCTTGGCCAACTCGTCAAAGACGGATTTTTAAAAGGTTTTGATGGGCAAAACTCTGTGCAAAACGCCCTAGAAACTACCTTGAACAGAGCCTCAGATATTGCAAAACAGCGTATTCAAGAGCAAGCCGACCTAGAAAAAAAGTTAAGGGAAGAACAAGACAAATTCAGTGTTAAACCAGAAGCTGCTCAAACTACTTCTCTTCAACCAACGCAGGGTGGTAATAATGGACCATCGTTTGACCAACTTCTCGGGCAGTTGCAGCAGGAAGGCCAGCTGTTGCAGTTGAATAACAGAGAACGGGAAGTGCGCTACAATTTATTGAGCCTTGAGTCCCAACTCAATAGGCAGCTTACCCCAGAGGAGGCTGCTCGTGCGCAGCAGCAGCTGGAAGCTAACCAAGCCTTGGGCGACCAGGCAAGGCTCTACGACGAGATAAATGCACCTCGTGAAGACTACAAGCAAGGCATAGAGGCTTTAAATGTGCTGTTGGAAGATGGCCGCATAAGCCTTGAGGATTACAACAGCAAGCTGCAAGATATCCGCATTTCCTACTTGGAAACAAAAACAGATCTTGAATCCGGCGTTGAACGGGCTTTTGCTAAAGTCGCCAGAGACGCTGGGGACGCTGCTACTCAAATTGAAAGTGTTATCACCAACGCATTTGGCAAAGCTGAAGACGCTTTTGTTGAATTCGTGAAAACCGGCAAGCTGAGTTTTAAAGGTCTTGTTGACGGCATCATTGAAGATTTAACACGCCTTGCATTTAAGCAAGCCCTTGTTAGTGCCGCTGCTTCTGCTTTTGGTAGTAGCGCTGACGCTGTTGGGGGAGGAGGTGGTGGAGGAGGCGGGGGTGGTGGTTTTGGCGACATCTTTGGCTCTATCTTCGGCAGTAGTGGTGGAGCCTCTTCTGGGAGCGCAGGAGCATTAAAGAGCGCACCTTCCCCAGGGGGTATTCAGTCCTACCAGTATGCTGATGCAGCTTCCTCCTCTGGGGGTTTTGCCTCGCTCTTCGGATTTGCT